TGTACAAGCAGCTGATGTCAGTGGATACATTGACACAGGTTCTTATATATTTAACGCTCTATTATCTGGATCAATATATGATGGATTACCTAATAACAAGATCACAGCTCTAGCTGGTGAATCTGCAACAGGTAAAACATACTTTGCACTTGGTATGTGTAAACAATTCTTAGATGACAACCCCGAAGCGGCTGTTATCTATTTTGAGTCTGAAAGTGCTATCACAAAGGACATGATTGAGTCTAGAGGAATTGATTCTTCTAGAATAGTCATTGTTCCTGTCACAACAGTTCAAGAGTTTAGAACGCAATCTATTCGTATTTTAGATAAGTACATAGAAGATGAAACAGATATGAAAATGTTATTTGTTTTAGATTCTCTTGGTATGTTATCTACAACAAAAGAAATTGAAGATACCGCTAAAGGTTCTGAAACTAAAGATATGACTAGAGCACAATTAGTGAAAGGTGCGTTCAGAGTTTTAACACTCAAACTTGGAAAAGCTGGAGTTCCATTAATCGTAACAAATCATACTTACGATCAAATGGGATTATTTGCAAAACGAGTTATGGGTGGTGGATCAGGTCTTAAATATGCTGCTTCATCTATTATCTTTTTATCAAAGAAAAAAGAAAAAGAAGGTACAGAAGTTGTAGGTAATATTATTCATTGTAAGAATGAAAAATCAAGACTTACTATTGAAAATAAAATGGTTGATGTAATATTAAGATATGAAGAAGGATTAGACAGATATTATGGTTTAATTGATTTAGCTATTAAGTACGAAATATTCAAGAAATCATCTACAAGAGTTGCATTACCAGATGGTACAACACAATTCGCTAAGACAATTAACAACAATCCAGAAAAATACTTTACAGAAGAAGTATTAAATCAAATTAATGAGGCCGCGAGACAGGAATTTTTATATGGCAACGAGATTAGAACAGACGATACTCAAGAATCTGATACAGAATGAAGAATATACTAGAAAAGTATTACCTTACATAAAATCAGAATTCTTTCAAGAGAGGGACGAGGAGTTCCTATTCAAACAAGTTAGAGAGTACTTTTTAAAGTATAAATCTATCCCCACACCTGAAGCTTTAATAATTGACATTGATGAAAAAGACAATGTTGATGCTCAATTATTATCAGAGACAACAAATCTTATTCAAGAAATAAAGAATGATAGTTCAAATACTCCTGATGAATGGTTAATTGATTCAACAGAGAACTGGTGTAAAGACAGAGCTGTGTACAATGGAGTAATGAGTTCTATTGAGATTATTCAAGATAAAGAAGGTAGTAAGGGTGAGATACCTGATATTTTAAGAAACGCTTTATCAGTATCTTTTGATACAAATATTGGTCATGACTTCTTAGATGATTGGGAACCACGATTTGATTTTTATCATACAGAAGAAGAAAGAGTTCCTTTTGATTTAGAATTGATGAATAAGATTACAAAAGGTGGATTACCTAATAAGACTTTAAATATTTGTATGGCTGGAACAGGAGTAGGTAAATCTTTGTTTATGTGTCATGTTGCTGCAAGTTGTTTACTACAAGGTAAGAATGTATTGTATATTACATTAGAAATGGCTGAGGAAAAGATCGCTGAAAGAATAGACGCGAATCTACTTGACATATCATTAAATGATTTAGATGATTTGCCTAAGTCAATGTATGAGAAAAAAATTAAAAGAGTACAAGAGAAAACAAAAGGTAAATTGATTGTCAAAGAATATCCAACAGCATCAGCTCATTCAGGACACATGAGACATCTATTACAAGAATTAGATTTAAAGAGAAGTTTTAAACCTGATATAATATTCATAGATTATTTAAATATATGTGCGTCATTTAGAGTAAGAGCTGGTAGTAATGTAAACACTTATACTTACGTTAAGAGTATCGCGGAAGAAATGAGAGGATTGGCTGTAGAGTTTGATGTTCCAATCATGTCTGCTACTCAAACAAATAGAACAGGGTTTGTATCAACTGACGTTGGATTAGAAGATACAGCAGAGTCATTCGGATTACCAGCGACTGCAGACTTTATGTTTGCTTTAATATCTACAGAAGAACTACAAGAACTAGATCAAGTAATGGTTAAACAATTAAAGAATAGATATAATGATCCAACATATCATAGACGATTTGTTGTTGGAGTTGATAGAGCCAAAATGAGATTGTATGATTGTGAACAAACAGCACAAGATGAATTAGTTGATATTGGACCAGTGATGGATCAGACAGCTACAGGTGAGAGGATAGCTGCAGAAAAGACAGAAAATTTTAAGTATTAATGTTGTAACCGCGGGTACATTAATGTTATAATTACAATATGGAAAATAAGAAAATAAGACAAATATTTTTAGACATGGACGGAGTATTAGCCGATTTTCAGACAACTTGTTCTGAAATGTTAGGATTGAAAATCTGGAATACAGATGAAGGTCATAAACTCTATGATTCACATAAACGAGAATTGACTGCAAAGCATATGTTTAGGCGATTGAAGCCACTACCAGATACTTGGAAATTAGTTGATTATTGTTTAAATTCAGGTATTCATACTGAAATACTAACGGCAGCTGGAACAGTAAATCGAACTCTTGTTATTAAAGATAAGATTGATTGGGTACGAGAACATATACATCCTAGTTGGATAGTTATTCCAACATTTAAAGGTAGTCAGAAAGCTGCATTTGCACATAAAAAAGCAGTATTGATTGACGATTATCAAGAAAACATTGATAATTGGATAGAAGCTGGTGGAATTGGTATTTTACACAAGACAGCTGATCAAACAATAAAAGAATTAGATGAACTCTGCAGATAAAGATAAAGGAATAATTAAAGAAAAACCTTTAATGGATATTCTTACGCGTAAAGTTGATTTAAAAAAACAACTTATCGAACTTAAAAAGAAACACATAGACACAAAAAAACAAGAAGAATTGATTGAAGATATAAGAATCATTGATGAGTTCCTTTCTGAGCACCGAATCCAAAAGTAAAACAAACATAAATACTGGATATGAAGTCTTTTCGGCAAACAATCCAGGAATCCTCTGTTAATGACAAGTTAGACAAATTTGTTCATAACAAGCCCCTAAGTAATAAACGGTTAAAACAATTAACTAGAAAATATACTGCCTTTGAAGATATAGATTTAGAACAATGGCAAGGATATCCACCACCGAGAAATTCATCTCAAATTACTAAAAACGAAATACATCATTTAATCTCATTAACTCAAATCCGTGATCAATCGGAAAAAGACTTAGTACAGCATGATACGAAAGCAATAGAGGCTTTTGGAGATTATTTAAAAAAACATGATTTGGAAGTAGATTTAAATCGTATTAACGATATTAGAAAACAGTCAGATCCTATATTATTATCACTTAAACGATATTATAATAGACCACGACCAATAGTATTAGCTAAAAAATTAAAAATAGATTTATCATCTTTTCCATTAAAGACTGCAGAGACGCCATCTTATCCATCCGGACATGCAACTCAAGGTAGACTAATGGCAAAACTTATTGCAGATGAACTTCCACTTGAACATAGAAGAAATATACTTGACATTGGAGAGAAAATAGGCCATACTAGACAAATAGCTGGTGCACATTATGCATCAGATACAGAATTTGGACATAGACTAGGAGATGAATTGTATAGATTAGCGACAACATCAAGAGAACCTGATTTGAAATTAGAATCATTTATTAATGAAAAAGATTCAGAAGAAATGATATCTATTAATGATACATTACCAAAATCAGCGACAGATAGAACAGAAATATATGAAGGTTGTGCAATTGTTGAAGGTATGGGTAAAGGTCTTAAAATAATAAATCATTCTGAATTTTCACCAGTTTGTAGAGATTGGATAAATGATTTTGTAGATAATGTTGAAGGTGGTGACAAAATCATTTTAGACTATTGTAAAGAATTGGGTTCAGCAATGAAACAAATAGGTCCATTTAAAGATTTTATACACAGAAGTATAAATGATTATTATAATCAAGCTCCTTCAATATTTGAAGTAGAGAATCCAGATAAAGTTAATACTGCAGATTCTGTTATGATCACAACAGGTTCTAGAAGTGACTTGTTTAGAATGATGAAAGAAATGAAATCATTAGATAAACAAGCACAACATAGAAGAATAAGAACAGATCAAAGTAAAGTATCGTTATTAGACGCTAATGATAAAGTTGTTGTTTCATATTATCAAGTGTCATTAAAGAAAGATGCTAAGGCCGGTTCAGCAAGAATTGGTAAAGTCGGTGCATTTGCTTCAACAAGATTTGCAAATAGTCTAGCACTTAATCAACCAGAGAAAATACTACAAGCTCATGTAGAATTTCAAGATGAAGGTGACTTATTAGCAGAAGGCATTTCTGATATTTTTAATAAAGGTACTGCAGTCTTAGCTAAATTTGGTGCATCAGTATCAAAAGGTGTTGACTTTTTATATAAAAAGATTAAAGGTGTATTTTCTAAATTAGCTGTATCAGCAAATAAGTTTGCAA